ATGCTCTTGGTCATGGAATCCTAAGACCAGAATGTGCAGCTACTATTAAGCTATCTGCTTCTTAATTTCAATTTTTAGGGTATCTTATTATTAGATACCCTTTTTTTTATTATGGATGTAAGTTCAAGTTATCAACGCTTTCAACAGCAACAACAGAAAAAAATGTTGGAAGAACTAAGAAAAAAACAAATGGAAGAAAGAATGAAAAAACAAATGGAAGAAAGAATGAAAAAACAAATGGAACAAGCCAAACAAAGACAAATGCAAACTGTAAAACAGCAACAAATACAAGCTCGTAAAAAAACTACACTTAAAATAAAATAATTCCATGTATCATTCATCAAAGAAAAAAAAGAAAAAAAAGAAAGGTGGGAGAGACTCACTTAAAATTAAAAAGAAAGGGTATTAATTATGTTTGGCAAGAATAAAAAGAAAAAAGGTATTCTTGGTCTAGAAGGTCAAGCTTATATTGATGCCTACAATCAAAAGATGAACGATACAGGTAAAACAACTCTTGCTGAAAAAGCTAGATTTGTAAAAGAAACAGCTAAGATTAGAAACAAAATGATTCAATCAGGAGGTTAGTAATGGCTGTAGCTGCAACCACAGAACTTGAATGTATCAACATAATGTTGGCTGCTATAGGTGAAGCTCCTATTAACAGTCTTATTGGTACACTTCCTGTTGATGCTCGTATTGCTCAATCAACTCTTAATGAAGTAAATAAAAGTGTGCAGTCAGAAGGCTGGTCTTTTAATACAGAAATAGATGTAACTCTTACAAGAGATGGATCTAATCAAATAAATATTCCTACAGATATTCTTAGAGTAGATGCTAATATTCATCAACACCCAACAATTGACCCTATACAACGTGGTACAAAATTATATGACAGACAAAATAATAAGTATGAATTTGATGAAGACTTAATTTGTACTGTTGTATATTTTAGAGATTTTGATGAGATACCAGAACCAGCTAGACATTATATGAATATATCAGCAGCAAGAAAGTTTGTTGATAGGCTTGTAAGTGACCAAGCATTAAGAAGTTATACACAGCAAGATGAAGCAAGAGCTAGAGCAATACTTATGGAAACAGATTTAGCAAATGCAGATCATAATTTACTCAGAGGAGATCCTTCTCTTACCAATATCTTTGATACTTACAATCCTTCTAGTGCTTTAATTAGATAACTATGGGTGTTATTTCAAGAGCTATACCTACATTATTGAGAGGTATATCGCAAGCTTCTGATGCTTTAAAACAAGCAGATCACGCTGACATACAAGACAATGCTGATAGCAACCCTGTTCTTGGTCTAACAAAGAGGTCTGGATCTCAATATCTAGCTGGTATTAGTAGTTCTACTCTTGGTAATGTTCACATACAAACTATAAATAGAGATGAAAATGAACAGTATGTAGCGATATTTAGTAATGGTAATGTAAAAGTTTATGAGTTAGATGGCACAGAAAAAACAGTAAACAAACCAGATGGTACAACTTATTTAAATACCTCAAATCCTAGAAGTGTAATAAAGACAGTAACTATTGCTGACTTTACTTTTGTCGTTAATACAAGTATTACAACAGCAATGGATTCAGCAATATCAAATAGTGATAGTAATATAACCCAAGCAGTAATATTTATAAAACAAGCAACAGCAAATACAACTTATTCTGTGACTGTAGATGGTGTAACAGTTACAGATAATACTGCTGGAAACAATACTCTTTCAACTACGACTGTAGCTACTGATTTAAAACAAGGTCTTGAATCTGGACTTAGTGGTTTTACTTTAAACAGAAATGGTCCTGTTATTCGTATTAGAAAAAATGATGGTAGTAATTTTTCAATAGAAGGTAACGACTCTCAAGGTAATACTAAGATAACAGTAATAAAAAATTCAGTTCAGCAGTTTACTGATCTTCCAACTGTGTCACCTAATGGATATGTAGTAGAAATTGTTGGTGATGAAAGTTCAAACTTTGATAATTATTATGTCAAATTTGCAACTAATAATAATGATGATTTTGGAGAAGGTCAATGGTCAGAAACAGTAGAAGCTGGTATACCTTTTAAATTTAATTACGACACAATGCCACACGTTCTTATACGTCAAGCTGATGGTAATTTTAGATTTGCAAGAGTAGATGGAGATACATATACAATATCTGGAACTGATTTTACATTACCTAAATGGGGTGAACGTATTGTTGGTGATTTAGTGTCATCACCAAATCCTTCTTTTATAGGACAAAAAATTAATAATGTATTTTTCTTTAGAAATAGACTTGGGTTTCTTGCAGCAGATAATGTAATACTTTCAACAGTATCAGAATTTTTTAATTTTTTCCCTGAAACAGTTATATCAGTTTTAGATACTGAACCTATAGATGTAGCTGCTTCTCATACTAAAGTTGCGATCTTAAAACATGCAGTAACTATGGGAGAAAAACTTATATTATTTTCCGAGCAAACGCAATTTGTATTATCTAGTTCAGCAGATAACCTTACACCTTCAACAGCTAACGTGCTTGTACAAACTGAATTTGAAAGTAACGCAGCAGCACAACCTGTAGGTTCTGGTTCTTCTATTTATTTCTTAACTAAAAAAGGTTCTTTTGCAGGTATTAGAGAATATATTATTGCAGGTAATCAACAGATCCAAGATGCTGCAAATACAACTATTCATGTACCAAGACTAATACCAAGTGGCATTTTTAAAATGGCAGTATCAAACAACCAAGATATTCTTGTTTTGCTTGGTACAGAAAATTCAAACAAATTATATGTAAATAGATGGTTATATGGTGAAGGGTTTACTAAAGCTTTAAATGCTTGGTTTACTTACACAATCAATAGTAATAGATCTATTTTAAATATTGACTTTATTGGTACTGATTTAATAATGGTTGTAGAAGAAGCTAATAAAGTAACACTAGAAAAAATACCATTTGAAACTAATTTCAGAGAACTTAATGCAGAATTTGAATATCATTTAGATCATAAAGTAAATGAAGCTACTAGCGGTGTATCTGTTGCTTACGACTCTGCTACTGGTATTTCTACATTTACAGTTCCTTATAGATTAAGAGCTAACATGAATGTAGTTGGTAGGTATCTTGCTAGTAACGAAACAAGCACATTTGTAGATGCTCAAGGCAATACAAAGACTCTTGTATCAGGGCAAGCACTAACAACTACTAATACAACTAATGGTTCTACTTCTACAATTACAGCAATAGGTGACTTTAGAAACAGTAAATTTATTATTGGTGAACCTTATGAAATGCACTATAGATTTAGTCAACAAAGATTAACAGGGGGTGGTGGCGGTGCTAGTGAGCTTATAAGTGGTCGATTACAAATACATCATTTTTATATTAAGTATGAAGATACTGGTTTCTTTCAAGTAGAAGTAACACCTGAGAATAGAGATACATCTCTACATAAATTTACTGGTCGTTTACTTGGTGCTGCTTCTGCTTCTATTGGTCAAATTAATTTAGATACAGGTACATTTAAAGTACCAATTATGAGCAAATCAGATAGAGTAGATATAGATGTAAAGAACAATACGTTCTTGCCTACATTGTTAGCTAGTGCAGAATATGAAGGAGTATTTCACATGAGGAGTAGAAGAGCTTAATGGGATATTTAAGAAAATCAAAACTATCAGATCTTAATTATGTATGTCAAAATATGAGACAAATGGATAGATTAGAAGGGTTATATCAAACAGGAAAAGATGCTGAAGATGCTTTACGCTTGTCTTATTTGTTTGGCGAAAAAGTTTTAACAATAGCTGGTGACGAAGATCAGCCTATGGGATTATGTGGAGTAATAAAAGGTGGTTGTATATTTTTATAAAGTATCACAAAAAGTATGGAAAACATGAAAAACCATTTTATGAATTTTTGAGGATTGCCTAAATGTGTTCAATTCCAGCAGCTATTAGTGGAGGTTTATCTGCATTTCAAGGACTTGCTATGCAAGGTGCTGCAAAAGATACAGCTAATCAAATTGCCGAACAAGAAAGGCAAGGAGTTCAATCAGCAGAAGACAACAAAAGAAGCCAACAATTAGCCTTATCTGAAGGTAAAGAAGAAAAAAAAGCTGCTGCTAGACAAGATAAATTTGCTAAAAGAATAGATACATTAGTAGCAACTAAAGCTTTATTAGCAAAAGGACAAGCTGGTAATACCACAAATTTATTATTAATGGATACAGAAAGACAAGGTTTAAATTACAATGAAAAAATAAGACAAAGCATTGAATCTATGGATAGACAATATTTGTTTGATATAAAATCAACTGAAGCAGAATATCAAGGCATTAGAAATAGATTAAGAAGTAATACCATTGAAGCTTACAATGCAATACCTTCAACAGGTTCAATTCTCTTAGGTGCTGCTACAAGTGCCTTTAATACCGAACTTGGTAGAGATGACGGAGCTTTTAGTTAATTATGTCATCTAGTTTTCAAAGTACATCAGGCGAAAGTTTTAGAAGGCCAGTAAGTACTTTTGTACAGCCTGTTACTGCTACACGAAAAAGTAGCTTGGCAGATTTAGCAGAAGTCTTAGAAGTTGTTAATCCAGTACTAACAAAATTTGCAGTTGTAAAAGATGATGCAAGAAATCAAAGAAAAATGGTAGAAGGTCAGGAATTTATATTGCAAGCAGATGATGAAGAATTAAAAATTGCAATGAAAATAATAAATGAAAGAGATGGTAGTAGAGCTAAGAAAGATTTTTTAGGTAATAATAGATTTTTTCAAATAGGTGCAGAAAGGCAAATAGCAATTAACTTAGGTAATGCTGCGGAATTAAATACA